TTTTAGGCAAACTAGATACGGTGAAGCCTATATAACGCTTACGATTTGAGCGTATTAGAGGTAATTTAGAAATTTTGGTAGTTTTAATAGTTAAAGACATAGTTATATATTTTAAGTTATTAATTAATGTATATTTATATTATCAACACTACAACGTATTATTATTGTAACGAAGGTGGTTTATTATTTATTAGTTGAAAAGAGTAGAGGGATATTATACTCTGTCTCTCTATGCAGAGATATAATTCTCCCCGCAGAAAAGTGTGACATTAGCTAGTTAAATAGTATAGGTAACAGGCTATTGTCACCCCCTAGAAAAGTGTATAGCACTACAGATCACTGTATTTTATTAGTGCGAATATATCTTCTTCGTTTACTTCTATTTCACTATCTTCTGCGTGCATAGTCATAGTGAAGTTTAGTATAAATTCAGCGAGATCATTCTTATCCCACTCTAATAATTGCTCGTAAGAGAATAGTTTGCTTGATAGTACTAGTTTTTCCATGTTTAATTATTTTATAAATATATTATCTTATAGTGTACGTATTATTTTTGTTGAGCGCAAGTGTATAGCATTAAGAGATAAGTTCTCTTAACACTACTGGAACACTTGTTGAAGAAGTATAGCTTTTATATTTAATAAAGCAAGGCATTACTTCGAGTTTCGCTTGCATAATTTTATACGCTTCGTCGTGATTGTAAGTTACTTCTTTTCCACTTTTGAATTTGACTTTTATTATAGTGTTAGAGCCAATAAGTGATTTTCTGATTAAAAAGCGTTTTGAGTTTAAAGTTTGAGTTTGCATAGTGATTTAATTTAAGTTATTAATTATTATTTTTTAGTTACATATATATTATCTAGTAGCGAACGTATTATTTTTGTTGAGCGCAGCGAAGTGCTATACACGCCTGGCGGCGTTAACTATAGTGTGTGACGGAGTCTACTCTTCCGACGCTATTTCAAAGTCAGGCCTTATATATTATCTTAACAGCAGCGTAAAACTTTTGTAATCAAACGCTCCTGTTCGCGCTGTGAGGTCCTATTTAAAAGACCTCAACCATTCGATTACTCCATCATAATGCTCTTTCATTGCAGGAGATTCTTCACATGTATAATAAGGTTTAGAGAACATTGCTTTGGTTTCTCTACCTAAAGCATTACTATAGGTTATAGAGTAATAGTTTGATTTTGGGTTGTTGGTGATCTTAAATGGTATCATATGATTAAGGTATTAGGTTTATATTAGAGTTCATTTCATCCCACATTTCTTGTAACCATGGTAATTCATCATAGTCATCTAGTGTGTATTCTTTGTTGTTGATAGTGATAATGTCAATGTCATGATCTTCACTAATTAGTAATTTGATTTCCATAAGAGTTATTATTTAATTTATATATATTATCTGAAGAGTTCAGTATTTTTTTTGTAATTGCACTTCATTTGCTCAATAATAGTCGTGAGGTGTTAAGTACTAAGAGACTGATTTGTCCCTTAGCACTGTTGGTATTGAAGTACTTGATGTGTATGATTTGTACTTGATAAAGCATGGCATTGTATCAAGCTTGTCCTTCATTATTTCATATGCTGCATCATGATTGTATTCATATTGCTTACCTGATTTGAATGTGACTTTAATGATTGTGTTTGTACCAATTAGAGATTTTCTGATTAAGAATCTTTTGCTTTCCATTGTTTTTTGATTTGAATTTGACATAATTGTTTGATTTAAATTTATATTAATTATTAATTATTTATTATATATATATTATCTATATACAAGCGTATTTTTTTTGTAAGCAAATGCTTCGGCTCGCGCTGTGAGGTGGGCTATATTGCTCGCTGCTTACATATATATTATCTACTCGCAAGCGTATTTATTTTGTAACGCACATACTGGAATCAAAACGCTCAGTAATAGACGTGAGGTGTCTTGTCAATTAGTATATCTCCAGGAAAAAAGCTAAAAGCTGGGGGTATTTCAACGTAAAAGGCAAAACATAAAACGCAAATCTTATAAAACACGGGGACCCCGGTCATTTTGAAACGCAAAAGGTTTTTAGTTGTTGTTGTAGAAAAGAAGGGGTAACACCCTACTCCTAAATTTCTAACATAATTTTTACCATACCCCTATATTTGTTACAATTTTTTTTATAAAATAAAAAACTATGACATTAGGCTGTTATATTAAGGGGTAATAGGCTATTGTCACACTGTAAAATACGATGCTTTCGTGTGAATATATAAAGTATACAAAAAAGACACAAAAAAATGGCAGCAAACTTAGGAAACGAGGCAGTTACAGTGATGTATCTAGGAAGCGAGACAGTTACAGCTGTGTATTTAGGTACAGAGCAGGTAATATAATTTAAAATTTATTCTCATGAACATAGTAGGTAACGAAAACGACGACATACAAATACAATTAGATGAAAATGGGCAATGGACTCACCATGCTAGTGAAAAAACGGTGGGTAAACAGGTGCATTGTCATTATACTATTGTGTCTACTGATCATCCAGAGGAGGATGCTGGTTTAACATGGGATTTTGAATTGGATTGTAGCCATAATAACCAGACAAAGAAAGGTAATCAGATCCCTACAGGTGTAAAGTGGTCATGTGAGGTAAATACTAATTCCTCAAGTGACACGCAATTTGATTTTACGGTTACATCAAATAAAGGGCAAGACCTTGCTGGTTATATTGTAAGATTACTAGCAGTAGAAAACTCATAATAAGTATGGCGAAGCAAAAATTATCACCAGAAGCGCTAAAAGCAAAAAGAAGACGCGATTTAGCAGCGGCAAATTCACCGTTTAGGCGAGAATTACGTGCAGATAGCCAAAGAAAGAGAAGAGCAGCGGAAAATGCTGGTAGAAACCTTGATGGATTAGATTATGATCATAATACAGGAAAATTTGTACCGCTTGGTTACAACAGAGGAGGTACTCAACAAGGTGGTACTGATGGTACAAAAGCAGAAAATTCAAGAAACGCGTAAAGAAATAATATAAAATGGCAATAATATACAGCTACGAACAGGAAGCTAATCCACAGTTTTCAGATTTACTACTAGGTACAGATGTAAGTGCGCCTGGGAAGCCTACTAAATCATTCTCTATACAGAGCATCGTTGATTTGGTTGAAACAGGTGTGCCTGGTGGTGGTACTGTAACAAGTGTTGGTACTAATAGTAGTACCTTTGTTACTTTATCAGGTGGACCAATCACTACTTCCGGTATCATATCAGCATCGTTATCTGCCACAGGCGTGCCTAGTGCCACTACATATCTTCGTGGTGATAATACTTGGGCTACAATACCTTCTTCTTTAAATACAACATACACGATTACAAGTGCGCAAAACGGTACAGCTGCGAATATAAGGCTTACTGGTAGTGATACTACGCAGACGTTGGTTACACTAGCTGCTGGCGCAAACATTGCTTTAACAGACAATGGTTCTAATCGTATTACAATTGGGGTTACAGGACTACCATCTGGATCAGTGACAAGTGTTACTGCAGACGGTGGGTTATATATAGTTAGTGGATCTGCAACAGTAAATCCAGTACTAGCAGTTGATTTAACTGGTTTAAACAATTATATTAAAGTTAGTGAAAATCAAACTACAGCTATAAGTGATGACTTCATAGCTTTTAATCAAAATTCCTCTGAAAATGTAAAGACTACAACTTTAGGGGCAATAACACCTAATTCTTTATCTCTTGTAAAAGATTATATTGATGCAGGTGATGTTGGTGACGTTAGAAACGACACTGATACATTTACTACAACAGCAGTTGTTGAAAACGTAGTAAGTTTGACATCAGCTGAATATTCTGCGCTAACACCAAATGCAAACACTTTATACCTTATAGTAGGTGCTGCGACATCATACACTAATACTTTAGCGTTTACAAACAACATTGTAGGTACTGAGTATACAATTGGTGGTGATCAAGCTGGTGCAACAAGATCGGGTATTGAGGGCGCATCTTATGCTTTTAATACTACGATAACACCAAATTCTGGTTATTACTTCTCATCAGGGCCTACAGTAACAAACGCTTCAGGGGTATTCGGTACTGCTGATGAAACAGTATATACAATATTAGAAGGTACTGTTGAGCAAATAGTAGAGCCACCTATAACAGCTACACTTGCATTGACGCTATCACCTAGTTTAGGTACAAACGGCGTTGAATATACATTAGGTGGTGATTTAGCAGGTGCAACACAATCTGGTCCTTCTCCATTAACATACGCATTTAATACAACTATATCAGCTAATAGTGGTTATGAGTTTACATCAGGACCTACAATTACAAATGCTACTGGAACAATAAACGGTAGTCAATCAGTTGTTACTAATATAACTGGTACTATAGAGGCGATTGCAATACCTCCAGTAACAGTAACGCCATCATTAATAAATAATTTCACAGGTGAATCTTCACAAGTTAGTTTATCAGTTACACCTGGTTCTTTCTCTGGAGACTCCCCTGTTACTTATACATTTAACCCGGTTGCTACAGCAAACTCTGGTTATGCAATAGAAAACTTAACTTACACTGGTGATATATCTGGAAGTGCTACAAGCAGTAAAACAGCTGTTATGTATGCTAATGGTAATGTAATACAAACAAGCACTAACGCTGTTGTTGAATTAGACCTGGTTGTTAATATTACTGGTGGTGGATATGTTACTAGTGGTGATTTAGACGGTGCTCAACAAACAGGACCTATACCATTTACTTATGCATTCGATACAGATGTTTCGCCGTTGCCTGGATATGAATTTACTAGTTTGACTATAAACAACGCTTCTGGTACAACTAATCAATCAGGTTTACAAGTAGTAACAACTACAATAACAGGTACTATTCAAGAAGCACCTGAAACAGTAAGAGCTACACTGCAAGTTAACCCAAGTATAACAGGTGAGCAGGTTTATAGTATAACAGGTGACAACACTGGTGCTTTCCAAGAAGGTTTACCGCCGTTTGATTATTCTTTCTCAACAGGTGTTTCTATACCTAGTGGATATGAATGGACAACCGGCCCTAATGTATCGCCTAATCCTAATTCTGGTACAATATCTGCAGATACAACGGTTACTACTAATATAACTGGAAATATAGCTGCTGTTGCAGATTCTTATTATACTTTATTTAAGTGTAGCACTCAATCTGGTGGATTTACATCAAGTCAAACTACAACTCAAATATCATTAAATACTAATGATCAAATATATAACTTAGCAAATGCGTCAGATACATATATTGTAACTGGAACTTCAACTTCGCAAGGCACTAGTATTAGTGTATCTTCTAGTCAAGGAACTGGATGTCCTCCAACATTATACTACTATATAATTGAAAACTGTGCTAATTCATCACAACTACAATATGGTTACAGTACTCAACCTAATTTAGGCGCTGGAGATACGTTTAACTACTTTAGTAACTGTTACAAATATTATGACGTTGATCCTACCGAGGTTGGAACAATTGATTTAGATGCTTTGTCAACATGTCAATGTGGCCCTGAACAAGGGTATGTTAATTTAACTTTTTCTAATAACGTAACTGGTGCAGCAAACACAACAACTGCTCTTGGCGGGTTTACAACGTTACAAGGTAATGTTGGTGACCCTTACACGTTTACAAACTCAATAGTTGCTAATACAGGTTATCAATTTACATCTGGACCAACATGGAACCCTTCTGCTGTAATAACAGGTACTTTCGTTTCTGGAACTACTAATATAACACAAACAGTAACTGGTAACGTAACAGCAATTCCAAATGAAGTAACTGTTACTTTAGCATTTAGCAATAATGTAACTAACAATCAATTTACAACAACTAGTTTAACACCCGGAGCTACAATAACAGGTAATCCTGGTGATTCATATCAGTTTGTTCACACTATAACTACAGATCCTGGTTATGAATTTACGTCAGGGCCAACTTGGGTGGATAATGTAAGTAACAACGGAACTGGTACTATAAACGGAACAATACCTAACTCTAACACTACAATAACGCAATCTGTTTCAGGTGTTGTAGAATCTTCAGCAACTTGCACATCATTTGCTGCGGGTCCAAACAGTAATTTTGCAGGAGTATGTGAAGCAATTGGATTAAACACTTATTACCACAATGGAGCTGGAAGTTATCCAATAGCTGGAGACACAGTGTACAGTGAAGCTGGATGTTCAACATTCTTAGCGGCAGGATATTACTTAATGTCAAGTAATAATTATATCAGAGTAGTTGGAGGAGGAGAAGTATTAGAAGTGGGGAATTGTGTATAATACAAAAATTAAAAAAACTAACTAAAAATAAAAAATGGCAATAATATATAGTTATCCAACGGCTACGCCTAAGGCTTCAGACTTACTAATAGGTACTGTTACATATGACGGTGCCTCTGGTACGCCTGTAGATGGTAATCCAACAAGAACCTTTAATATAGGTGATATAGCCAATTTATTAGGAGGCTATACTTTATCTAGTCAAGCAGCTGGGTTAAATGCAAATATTGTATTAACTAGTAATCTAGGAGCAATAAGCGCTGTAAACCTTTTAAGAGGTGCTGGCATATCAATATCTGATAATGGCACAAATGGAATAACAATAGGTAACACTGGTGTATTATCAATTGTAGGTTCAAATTCAACTTTTGTTAGTTCAACGCCTGTTTTATCATCTACTGGTAATGTAACCATATCTTCTAGTTTATCTGCAATAGGTACACCTAGTAGTTCAAACTACTTAAGAGGTGACAATAGATGGTCTACCCCTGTAACTACAATTACAACTCAGGATAGTCAATTTATAAATTTAACACCTAATTCCTCTACGAATGGCGCTGTAACTATAACGGCCCAATTATCTGCTGGAGGTTCTCCAACGTCATCAAACTTTTTAAGAGGTGATAATGTGTGGGCTGTGCCTGCTGGTGGTGGTACTGTTACTTCTGTAAATGCTGGTACTGGTATTGCTGTTGATAACAGTAACCCTGCGGATCCTATAGTTAGTAACACCGGAGTGTTATCTAATATTGCAGGTACTGGTATATCTATAAGTAGTGCAACTGGAAATTCAACTATTACAAACACAGCACCTGATCAAACTGTTGTTATAACAGGAAGTGGTGATACAACTGTTACAGGTACATATCCTACGTTTAATATATCTTCAGATTCTGGGGTAACACAAATAGTAGCTGGTAATGATATATCAATATCTCCAGTAGGTGGAACTGGTATTGTAACAATAAATTCTACGTCTCAAGGAGGCGTTACATCTTTAATAGCTGGTGATAACATAACATTAAGTCCAGTAACTGGCTTAGGTGATGTAACTGTTAATGCACCTGGCTTAATACCTTACACTGAAACTTCTACAGCGAATATACAGTTTGTTTCAGAGGATGTAGCTTTAGGTGGTGGTTCTTCTTCAGATACGGTCGTACCTTCTCAACTAGCTGTTAAAACATATGTAGACAATGCTGTTGTTGGCGGATTAATATACCAAGGAAGCTACGATGCTTCTACAAATACCCCAGTTCTTGATAGCAGAGGTACTCAAATAGCTGTTACTCAAGGTTGGACATATACGGTTACAGTGGACGGAACGTTTTATGGTGAAACGGTCAAAGTTGGTGATGTACTTATTGCCGAAACAGATTTAGCTGCTGGAACAGGGGCTTTAACTGATTGGACTACGGTTCAAAGTAATATTGATTTAGCTACGGCAGGTACTACAGCTACGGCTATTAGAGGTTTAGCTGGTTTTGATACAGACAACTTTACTGTTGTTGATGGATTTGTTAACTTAAAAGTAGGTGATATTATACCTTCTAATATAGTTGAATCTGTAGTAGCTGGTGCAAATGTAACTGTAGATAATACAGATCCAGCAAATCCTATTGTAAGTGCTTCTGGAAATCCAATACCTGTATCTGAAGAAGGGGTACAAGTTACACCAAGTGTTGCTTCATTTAATTTCACAGGTGCTGGTGTTACAGCTACAGCGGTTGGTAATGATGTTACAGTTAATGTTGCTCAAGCACAATCGGTTAGTAATTTAGTTTATGATGTAAGGAATCAAACTGGTAGTGAAATACCAGCTGGTTCAGCAGTATATATAGTTGGCGGTTCTGGCGCTAGTGACCACGTTAATGTTGTGTTAGCTTTAGCTGATAATGATGAACATTCATCTAAAACATTTGGTATAACATCATTAGCTATACCAAATAACTCAATTGGCCCAGTTACTTTAGAAGGTTTAATTGAGGGTATTGATACAAGTCTTTGGGATAACGGCGATACATTGTGGCTTTCTCCAACAGTACCTGGTGGTATTCAAAATACAATACCGGCTACACCTGCTCACGCGGTGTTTTTAGGATATGCTGTTAGGATACAACAAAACAATGGATCTATATTTGTTAAAATACAAAATGGCCCTGAACTAAGTGAATTGCATGATGTACTTATAACTAATGTACAAAACAATCAATCTATAACTTGGGATTCAACTAATAGTTATTGGAAAAATACAAATATAGCTAATTCAGTTACCGGTGGTAGTAGTACTTTTATATCTACAACCGCAGACACAACTACTGGAGATATTACTATAACATCGTCTTTAAGTGCTACGGGCACACCTGATGCAACCACGTTCCTTCGTGGTGATAACCAATGGGTGACAGTTGCTGGAACAACCTATGACTATTCTAGTGCACAATCTGGAGACGATGTCAATTTAAACTTAATACCTTCAACTGGTACAACTGACACAGTTAAGCTTGTTGCTGGTTCAGGTATTAGTTTAACAGATGACGGAAGTAACAATGTAACTATTGCAGCATCTTCTTCAAGCTCAATTGCTAAAGATGATTTTGTAGGTGATGGTACTACAGTTGCTTTTACTTTATCTGTTCAGCCTTTCTCTACATTATTCACAAGTGTTTATATCGCTGGTGTTTACCAAGAAAAAGAAACGTACTCAATAACTGGTACTACACTTACTTTTACTACAGCACCGCCAAATAATGGATCTGTTGAGGTTATGTCAGTGGTTGTTTCAAATGTAACACCTGGCGCTAATACAATTACAAGGAATGATTTTACTGGAACTGGTAGTCAAACTGATTATACGTTAACAGTTGCACCTTCCAGCATTAACTTTGTGGATGTATATGTAAGTGGTACATACCAAAACAAAGATACATTTACAATTGTTGGTACAACCTTATCTTTTTCTGAAGCTCCGGCTAATAGTGATGAAATAGAGGTGATTATAATATCTAACGTATCACTGGTTCAAAACGAACAAGTAAATTATGGCGTTAATACAATATCGGCTAGTACTACAGCAAGCAAGAACAACTTATACGTATTAACTGCTGATTTAACATTAACATTACCAGCCTCGCCTGCAAATGGTGATTCAATTAAAATAAGTAACTTATCTGAGGTTGCTACTTGTATATTAGGTAGAAATGGTAGTTTAATAATGGGTGCGGCGTCTGATTTAACTTTAGATACACCTTCAGCTTCATTTGAGTTAATATATTCAGGAGCAACAAAAGGTTGGGTAATAGTAGGATTATAAAATAATAAAAAGATATGAGTAATTTAACAGATTTTTTTCCATCTGGTGGTGGAGGTTTAACCCCTAAGTTTGAAGAGTTTAATTCTTCAGGAACTTTTACGCCATCTCAAGCATTAATAGATGCAGGAGGTTATATAGAGGTGTTTTTAGTTGCTGGAGGTGGACGTTCGTCAAGTAATAATTACGGAGGTAGTGGGGGAGAAGTTATTATACAGAATATGTACTTAACATCTACATCTGATTGTATTGTAACGATTGGTGCAGCAGCTGCAAGTGGTGGAACAGGAGGTAGTAGTGTATTTACTGGTTCATCAGCAGGGGGAACAGATATAACGTCACTTGGAGGAAAAGGAAGTTCTGGCAGCTCACAAGTAGATAGAATGGGTGCTGGTTTTGCTGCTCAATACGTCAGCGGGGGTTATGGTGCTGGATCAGGTGGAAGTGGAGTTTTTGGTTATGGAGCAGGAGGTTCAGCAAGTGTAGGTTTTGGAGGTGTAACAAGAGGAAAAGCTAATTCAGGACAAGGTTCACAAAATGGAAATGCTGCTGGTTCAGGATATTGTTTAATTAAATGGTACGAATAAAAATGGAAAACTTAATAGCTATAATAAAAGAAGGTAAAGTAGATAATGTAATAGTAGCCTCTGATGAGTTTGCTGCAACTTTGCAAGAAGAAACGGTTAATGTAACAGGCCAAGAAGTTAGCATAGGATTTAGCTACTCTAACGGTGTATTTGCTGCTACAGTAAAAACTTTAGAAGAAAAAACTGCTGAAGAAAAGTTTTGGAGAGATTCGGAATTACAATCAAGTGATTTCATTGTTCCATTAACTGACCATCCGCAGCATGCTGCTTATATGACATACAGACAAGAGCTAAGGGATTACCCAGCTCAATCAGATTTTCCAAACGGTACTAGACCAGTAAAACCTTAATAAATGGCACTGACAAAGATAATATACGGAATAATGGGTGATGAGTTTACAACTAGCTCAGTTGTAGCCGCTGAAACTTTAGACTTTTCTGCTTCACAGGTATTTACAAAAACTATGACTGCGGATACCACGTTTATATTTAGTAACACTGGTATTGGTATGGTTAAAGACTTAATTGTAACAGGTGCATTTGTACCAACATTCCCAGCTGGTACTACTTTAGTTGCTGGAACATATGACGGTAGTGTATCTAACTTAATACAAATAGTGGTTACTGGTGCTTCTGAATACTGGATCTCAATCTCACAATAAATGATAAGTAGTAGACTAATTAAATCAAATAATACCGCCGCGGGATGTGTAGACATAGTAGATGCTTATGATCCATTTGCAGGCAATGGTGTAGCTTTGTATCAATTAAACGGTAACGCTAACGATGTTAGTGGGAACTATAATGGTACTGCTACAAATGTTACTTATGGCACAGGTGTATTTGGTCAAGCAGGTGTTTTTAATGGGAGTACGTCTGTAATTAATTTAGGTAATGTTTTAAATACTACTTTATCAAATAATTTTACTATTTCTGCTTGGATTAATACTAATTCAATGGGCGGACAAATATTTGGAAAAGGTTTTTGGGTAGCTAATGGAGAATATGTAAGACTTTACACAAGAACATCTACACCAAGAATACAATTTGGTTTTGAAGATGGCAGCGGCAATAATGTTTCTATGAGTTCAAATAGCGAAAACTTAGAAGGAACAGGATGGAGGCATATAGTAGCGGTAGGAGATTATTCAGGCAGTTTCAGCTTATATTTAGATGGTCAGCACATAGAAAGCCAAACAGTAAGCGGCTCTATGAATATGACAAATTCAAGTTCAGCATATATAGGAAATAGAGAGTCTAACAATTCTCCTTTAAATGGCTCATTAGACCAAGTTCGTATATTCAACACCGCATTAACCCCTTTAGAAGTAGAGGCTTTATATACAGAAGAACTATGTATTTGTGGAGGTACAGTAGATACCTTAGATATATTAGGAGACAGCTCTTGTATTGCTACATACCAATTAGATGGTAATGCTAATGATTTAAGCGGTAATTATAGTGGAACACCTACTGATGTTTCTTATGGAGTAGGAGAGTTTGATTTAGCAGGGGTGTTTAATGGTAGTAGTAGTAGGATTAAATTGCAAGACAATTCTTTAAATTTTTTAACTTCTTATACAGCAAGTGCTTGGATAAATTCTGTAAGCGACCAAAATAGTCAAACCATTGTAGGTAATTGGGGTTATGTTAATGGAAATGCAGAATTAGGTTGGTTTATAAGAAAAATGACTGGAAATATAATTAGAGTAAGTAATTATAATGGCGGTGCATCACAACATTATAATTCAACAGGGTCAGTATCTTTAAATACTTGGACTAATGTTGTTGTTACTAATACTCAATCTGAAGCAAAAATATATATTAATGGTCAGTTAGATTCTACTCATACTACTTCTGGTTTTATTACAAACGCTTCTTACCCTATGAGACCGCATATAGGGGCTTATCAATATTCAGCCGGAACTTTTGGCTTCTTTGACGGCTCAATAGACCAAGTTCGTATATTCAACAAAGCCTTAAATTCTACAGAGGTTACTACATTATACAATGAAACTGCTTGTGCTAATACAACAAGAGAAGCAGGTGTTACTCAAATTTTAGGAGATAATAGTTGTGTAGCTTACTACAAATTAGATGGTACTGCTGCCGATGAAACAGGAACTTATGATGGTACGTTTACAAATCCTAACTATGGTAATGGGGAGTTTGACTTTGCGGGTGTTTTTAATGGTACAAGTTCTTATATTACAACACCAATAACTTATAACAGTATAGTTAATTTAAACGATAAAACACAAGATTTTTCTTTTTCACTTTGGATGTATACATCTTCATTACCAAGTGGAACAAAAAATGTTTTTGCTATAAATGAGTACGCTCCATCTTATCAATATATTGGATTAGTTGTAAATGGTTCAAGTACAAATTTTGTATCATATCCAGGCGGCGCTAATGGAGATGTTGCTATCACAACAACAGACTTAAATGTTTGGACGAATATAGTTTGTGTTAGAGAAAGTTCTACTATGAAAATATACAAGAACGGCTCTTTAATTCAATCAACGCCTATGGTGTACCCAAATATGAGTCTTGATTCAACTTTAAGGTGGGTATTTGGTAGAAGAAGCGATGGTGGAAATGATAATTACTTCAACGGCTTAATAGACCAAGTAAGATTCTTTAACAAGGCAGTTTCTCCAAGCGAAGTAACAACACTTTACGATGAAGGTATATAATTAAAAAATAAAAAATGGCACTAACAAAAATAAAATACGGTGTATTAGGCACAGAGTTTACAACATCAGCAGCTGTAGCAGCTAGTGATATAGATTTTTCTAGTGCTGCGGTATTTACTAAAACATTAACAGCAGATACAACTTTTACATTTTCAAATGCTGAAACTGGTATGGTTAAAGATTTAATACTTACTGGATCTTTTGTACCTACATTTCCTGTTGGAACAAAAATAATTAACGGCGCTTATGATGGTACCGTTTCAAACTTTATACAAATAGCAGTTGCTGCAGATGGCGACTACTGGTTATCAATATCTAAAGCTCAATAAAAAAGATGAAAGCAATACAACTAAACGGAAACATTAAAACATTTAGACGTCTACCATCAACTTGGGAAGATGACAAAGGTTTACACCTTAACTTTACAAAAGTAGCAGATCCAAAAGCATTTGGTTTCTACGATGTAGCTACACCATCCTATGATAGCCAAACACAGCGTTTATCAGCTATGTTCTTTGATGCTGCTAAAGAAATCTTTACTCACACGGTTGATGATATTGATTTTAATGCTGTAACAGAAATTAAAGATGAAAACGATGTTGTTATTGAAACAAAACCTGTTTATGACATTGAAGCTTTAAAGAAATCAAAAATACAAGCTGTAAACACTGAAGCGGGTAAATTATTACAAGCAACAGACTGGTATGTTATTAGGAAAGCAGATACAACTGTAGCTATTCCAGATGATGTGGCATACGAAAGAGCAGATATAAGAAATAAAGCAAATGATTTTGAAGCTCAAATAATAGCTTTAACATCTTATGTTGAAGTTTTAAAATACACACACACTTTTTTCCCTCAAGAAAATTTATTAGGTGAACCTATAACAGAGTAACATGCTTGGTAACAAATTGATTAACACTAACGCTGGCGGTGGTTGCACTGACACAGTAGACTTATACAATCCATTTCCAGACGGTGGTGGTATTGCTTTGTATCAATTAAATGGCGATGCTACAGATGTAAGTGGGAACTATGATGGTACTGCTACAAATGTCACTTATGGCGCTGGAGAGTTTGGTCAAGCGGGTGTTTTTAATGGTAGTAGCTCTATAATTGATTTACCCAACAATTCTTTTAATTTTACAACTGTTTCAGTAAGTTTTTGGCTTAAGTTAAATTCAATAACTGGAGAGGATTATGTTTTAGATGTTTATGATGAAGCTTCAGCCGCAAGGGGATATGCTATATCTACTGATGCAAGCAATAAAATAAAATTTAGAGCTTGGAATAATAATTTTTCAGAAGTTTTCAGTAGCAGTACTTTATCTCTTAATACTTGGTATTATATAGCTATGGTAGCAACACAAACATCAGCAAGTATTTATATTAACGGTTCTTTAGACAATTTTGGGTCTTTAAATGGATTTTCTTTTCAAGCACAACAAAGCACTTCTATAGGAGCATTTAGAGGAACTGTTGGAGGAGGTTCTGTAGCTTTTTTAGATGGTAGTTTAGACCAAGTAAGAATATTCAGCAGAGCATTAAGACCTTACGAAGTAGAGGCTTTATATACAGAAGAATATTGTGCACCTACTATTGTACCAAGTGAGCATTTTAATACTGTTTTGTATACGGGTAATGGAAGCACACAAAGTATTACAGGTGTAGGATTTCAGCCAGATTTTACTTGGATTAAAGTAAGAACAAACACAGATAATCACGTTTTACAAGATTCTGTAAGAGGTGTTGGAAAAGGACTATTTTCTGATTTAACAAATGCTGAAAACGCTTCAATGGGTGGTATGACATCTTTTGATTCCGATGGATTTACATTTGACGGTAGCGTATCAACTTTAAACGGAAGCGCAAGAGATTTTGTAGCTTGGAACTTTAAAGCAGGAGGTGCAGCAGTAACAAACACAGACGGAACAATAACAAGTCAAGTATCTGCTAATACAGAAGCAGGGTTTAGTGTTGTTACTTGGACGGGTAATGGCGCTGCAAATGCAACAGTTGGACACGGATTAAACAATACGCCTTCGTTGTATATAACAAAGCGTAGAAATTCAACGGGTAATTGGGTTTTGTTTGCTACTACTTTGCTTCCTACTGTTGATGCTCAAGAATATTTGGTTTTAAATAATACTGATGGAAGTAATGGAGCGTCTCAAGCACTCCCAAATTCAAACATTTTAAATGTAGAAAGTATATTTGACAATATAGGCTCAGCTACTTATGTTGCTTACTGCTTTGCAGAAGTAGAAGGTTTCTCAAACTTTGGTTCGTATGTTGGTACAGGAGCAAGTGGTAATACTGTTGTAACAGGATTTGAGCCAGCTTTTGTGATGATAAAACGTACAGATGCTGCTGGTGGTTGGCTTTCACTTGATAACAAAAGAGACACGACTAATCCGAGAGAATTATTTTTATCTCCTAATACATCTCAAGCTGAATTCCCAGTAACAAATGGTGCAGACTTTTTAGAAAATGGATTTACAATGCAATCTACTAACGGAAGTCTAAACGCAAGCGGTGGTTCATACATCTATATGGCATTTGCTGCTGACCCTACTACAATAGAACCTTCTTTAGAGGACAGTTTTAATACTGTTTTGTATACAGGGAATAGACCAAGCACTCAATCTATTACAGGAGTTGGATTTCAACCAGATTTAGTTTGGATTAAAGATAGAGTTAACGGTGGGTATCCTCACGTTTTAACAGATTCCGTTAGGGGTAACACTAAATATTTGCAATCAAACTCTACTGGTGCTGAATTAACTACAACAAGCGGAATAACATCTTTTGATTCAGACGGTTTTTCTTTAGGAGCTAATGGGTATTTTAATGGAGGACCGAGTGGTGCTTTTGACCCTATGGTTGCTTGGGCTTGGAAAGGAGCAGAACTACCAGCTATAAACAGTAACGGTAGTATTCCTTCTGTTGTTAGTGCAAATCCTGCTGCAGGGTTTAGTATTGTTTCTACAAAATCAAATGGAAGTGGTTACTTAAATTTTGGACACGGATTAGATTCTGCTCCCGAATTAGTAATTACAAAATTCACAAGTCAAGCAGGAGAATGGTACACTTATACAAGTGCTATTGCAAATGGATTTGATGTTGCTTTAAAGTTAAATGGTAGTGATGCAGCTATTACCGCTTATGGTGCGGATAAATGGTCATCAACAGATTCAGTTGTAGGCGTTGGAAATTCTCAATGGTATTTTACCGCAAATGTTCCTTTTATAACATATTGCTTTCACTCGGTTGCAGGGTTCAGTAAATTTGGCTCGTATACAGGAACAGGAAATACAAGTGGGTCTATTATTGAGTGTGGCTTTGAGCCTGCTTTTGTAATGATTAAATGCTCAACAACTTCAACAAATTGGGTTATTTATGATAATAAAAGAGATACGGCTAATCCGAGAGACCATATTTTAATACCTAATACAAGTGGGGCAGAAGTAGTTGGGTATTCAGGGACTGACTTTGATTTTAATTTAACTTCATTCCAAGCAAGAGGGAGTGAAGTTGGAATAAACGCATCTGGTCAAACCTACATCTATATGGCATTTGCTAATCAATTTTAAATAAAAGGGGGTGTACAACAATCACTTAAAAAAACCAAAAAACACGTAATCTTATAACTATTAACTATAAACCAAAACCAATGACACTTTTTTACCGCACTCATTCGTGGAGTAGTGAACCACAAATTACCGATGAAACCAAGGAGCTATGGAAGCATATTGCTACTAAAGCTAATTGGAGAATCACCCAATTACCAAACGGTTTTTTTCAAACCGAATACCAAGATCTAGAAAATAAAGATACTTGGAACGACGTAACCAGAAGAGAAACAGTTGCTGGTGCAGAAGCTGCTATTGATTCAACAATAGAGCACTATGCCAAAAAGCTAGAATTCTTAAACGGACCTAAAGTCGTTAAGACCTTTAAATAAATACTACTTCAATCAAATTAAATTAAATTATGTCAGACGCAATTGTCAAAAACCTAAGTTTCGGTAACGAAGCTAAGGATAAAGTATTTGAAGGTATCACAAAACTCACAAAAGCCGTTAGCTCCACGCTCGGGGCTAGCGGTAAATGTGTGATGCTAGAAGACGGAAATGGAAGACCTATTATAACAAAAGACGGCGTAACAGTAGCAGATAGTATTATACTATTAGATCCTGTAGAAAACATGGGAGCTACGCTTTTAAAAGAAGCTGCTAGAAAAACCGTAAGCGAAGCAGGTGATGGCACAACAACCGCAACTGTATTAGCGCACTCTATACTAACTGAAGCTTACAATGTAGCCGATAAGATTAGTTCAAGAGATTTAAAAATAGGTATAGACAATGCCGTAAATAAAGTAGTTAAATACTTAGAATCAATATCAGTTGGTGTTAGTGGCGATATGATAGATCAAATTGCTACTATATCAACAAACAACGATGCAGAACTTGGTAAATTAATCGGTGATGCTTTTAGATCCGTCGATGAAACAGGGGTTGTTATGATGGAAACATCGTCAGATGGTACTACAGCAGTAGAAATAGTAGATGGAGTACAATATAACAAAGGGCTAACGAACTCACATTTTGTTACAAGCAAAAGCCAAAGAGTTGCTGAATTAGAAAACCCTTATGTATTATTAGTTGAATCACCAATTGATAATATTAGACAAATTCAAAGCGTACTAGAGTTTGTTATAAAAGGTAATAAGTCTTTACTTGTAATAGCAGACGTAGACCAACCAGTACTCGCAACTTTAGCAATGAATAAAGTTAAAGGTAATTTAAAGATTAATGTTATCAATGCACCAACATATGGTGTAGCTAAAAAAGAAACATTAGATGATCTTGCAATGCTAACTGGTGCTACTATTATAAACGAAGACTTAGGAGATGATTTAGATTTAATTAATCCTCAATACCTAGGTAATTGTATAAAAAGTGTAACTACAGACGAAGAAACAATATTACAAGTTGGAGAAGTTTCAGAAGAGGTTCAAAATACTATAAAAGGTATTAAAGAAAAACTTGTTATAACTAAAGAGCCTTATGAGATTGTTAAGCTTGAAAAAAGATTAGCAAGACTAGCAGCTAAAATAGCTATTGTAAAAGTAGGTGCTAATTCTGAAATAGAATTAAAAGAAAAGAAAGATAGAGTTGAAGATGCTATCTGCGCAACTAAAGCCGCAATTAAGGAAGGTATTGTACCTGGCGGGGGAATTGCACTGTTAAACGCATCGGAAACAGTTAAAGCTAAATCAATAGGTGAAGAAGCTTTGTTAGAGGCTATTAAGGCGCCATTTAAGACCATTTTAGAAAATGCAGGTATAGAGTATCAAGAATCTCTTAGGGGCAAAGGAATGGGTCTAAATGTGATAACTGGTAAAAAAGTTAATATGATCAAACAAGGTATTATTGATCCACTACTTGTTACTAAAAGCGCATTAAGAAATGCAGCTTCAGTTGCTACAACTATTTTATCTACGGATTGTGTAATTAACAACTTAAGGGTTACAAATGAAAAATAAAAAAACACTAAGTTGTCAAGTATGTGAAAAAAAATATTTTGGACATTACAATACTAAGTTTTGTTTTTCATGCAGAAAAATTTGTAGATATTGTGATAGAAAAATTGAAGATGGATCTAGAGGTAATATCTGTGCTTCTTGTAGAAATAAAAAATACAAGTATAGTTTAACAGAAGAAGAAATGTATAAATGGCTAGAAGCAGATAAATGTGATTGTTGTGGTGGAAATTTTAAAAATCATAGAGATAAAAGTCAAGATCACAATCACGACACTGGAGCCAATAGAGGTATAGTTTGCCAAAATTGCAATATTTTCATAGGTTTTGTTGAAAATAATAACTTAGAAGATGTTATTAATTATTTAATTAAATACGATGAAGGCAATAGGTAGAAACTTAATAATAAAAAAAGTAAAAGAAGGTACAACCGCTACAAAGGGTGGTTTACTTCTTGCTGAAAACCAAAGAGAAGATATTAGGTATATAATGGCTGATATAGTTTCTGTTGGAGATGAAGCTTCAGGAATAAAAGTTGGTGATCAAATTTATTATGATCGTCACGCTGGGCATAAGATAGAGATCGACAAAGATGTCTATCATGTTATAAAAACTCAGGATGTAGTTGTTGTTCTATGAAAAGGCTAGAAGCAGGTGATATTAAAGAATTAAACCTGTTAAAACATTATCGAATAATAAGACAATGGGCTTGTAGAAACAACGACTTAACTGATGCTGATTTAGAACTACTGATCTACTTTGATTGTATGGATTTTTTTACCAAACAAGACTATAAAATCGGTACGTATGCTTATAGCTGGGATAACACGCGCTGGAACAGATTATTGAAAGAAGGGTGGATTACGGTTTGGAGAGAAAGAAACCACACCACTCAAAAATATCATATATATAAAGTTTCATTTAAGTGCAAGCAGCTAATAAGTAGGATGTATCGTATTATGTTAGGTGAAGAAGATATACCAACAAGTCATCGTAGAAATAATATTATGAAAGGTAAAACTTACATGGATAAAGTTCTACAAGTTGCAATTGATAATGTAAATAAAGATAAAGATAGATAATATGAACAATCTAAACGAACAAATGATAGATCCAACGACTGGTATGCCGGTTGAGACTACTATGGTTCCACCAGCTCCTAGTAATACGCTAGGTGTTGCTAAACCAGTTTTTAACGATACAACTCGTAATGTTGCTCAAGGACTTTATGGTGATGTAGAGCAAAGACAAATGTCTATGGGTAATAGAACGCCTTTGTTTAAAAAGAAATGCTAAAACTAATAAAAGATATTATGAAAAAAAATACACCAGCTGTAAGTAAAATAGAAGAGCAAGGCATTACTGGTGCTAACGCACTTTGGGATGGGCCATTAGATACTAGTGGTTTTCCAATGGGTCAAGGATCTAGTAGTGGTAAAAATGGGATGAAATTAAATCAAGCAGATGTACCTTATTCTGCTGGTCCTATCACGTCTAAGACTTATGCTAAGGGAAATGGCAGGGGCTGATATTAAGCTTTATGCAATAAACACAATATCTTTATTAGTTTCTATGACGAGCATCGAGCCTGTATTGAAGATCACGTTATTATTAGTTACTATAGGGTATACTGTTAATAAGTGGTATCACTTGTATAAGAAAAAATAAAATGATTAGTAAGCATATATCTGATAAAGAAGGTGTTTATTCAAGGACTGCTTTAAGACTTGATATAGACAATACACCTGAACCATATCATTTGGTTAACATGCAGATAATTGCTGAACTTGTTTTTGAACCGCTTAGAGAATGGGTTGGAGGACCTATTAAGATTAATTCTTTTTATAGGTGTAAAGAATTAAACTCAGCTATTGGCGGAAGCTCTAGATCACAACATTGTGAAGGTAGAGCTATTGACTTAGATGACACATTTGGTCATAAGACAAACGCTGAAATGTTTAATTATATAAAAGATAACTTAGATTTTGATCAATTAATTTGGGAATTTGGAAACGATAATAACCCTGATTGGGTGCATGTTAGTTATGTTTCTTCTGATGAAAATAGAAGAAGAATTATGAAGGCTTACAAATTAAATGGCAAATCAAAATACAAACTGATATAATGGCATACATACAAAGTAAATCTCCTTTTTTAAGGACTAAACCTTACGAAGCAGGTATGTCTGCCGCTGAAAGAGAAGAATACAATAGGGAAACTGGTGGAAACCTACAAGCGCCTCAACCAGGAGGTGGTGCGAGAAAAAGATCTTACTGTGCTAGATCAGCTGGTATTAAAAAATGTAAAAACCCAGATAAAAACGGTGATTGTCCAAATGACATCGCAAGACGTAAGTGGAAATGCTAATATTAATATATAAAAAATAAAACTATGCCATTTAAAATGAAAGGTTCTCCATTGAAAGCTATTGGAGATAAAACAACAGGAACTGTAAGAGTAGAAGGGGTAACAAAAAGAATTACATACCAAGATCCACCAAGTTCTGCTAGAACAAACACAATTGGTACTATTCAAGGTCCTACAATTCCAAGAGGTTTTACTATACCTACGATAGCTGACACAACACCTGTTGAAACAAAACCAAAAGCAAAAACAACAACTCCTTCTTCAACTCCTAGACAAAAGAAGGTTACTGGAAATGCTTTTGAAAAAGCAGCTAGCAAACTTGGTGTTACAAATTTACAAAAACAAAAAGTTTCGTTAGAAAATAAAGGTGGTGTTGGAACAGAAATAAAAACAGCTTCTGCCTCTAAACTATCCTCTGATTTAACTAAAAAAACAGCAGCAAAATCTACTAAATCAACTGAAGCACCAAAAAGTAGAAAGAAAATGAAAGCAGATAAAATGGCAAATAAAGTTTCTGATGCTCCAAAAAGCAGAAAAGAAATGAGAATGGCCAAAGCTTCTAATAAGGCTTTAAAAGCTAAAGAAACAGCTGCGTCAAGTACCAAAATGGAGAGTAGAATGGCTGCTGGTGCAAAAGCTAAAAGATTAGAAAAAAGAGCTGGTAGAATAGCAGAAAGAATTAAAAGAAAAAATAAAAAATAATAATTATGCCAAACATTAGTGAAAAAACAGCTTACGACGTTAGAGAAGCAAGTAATCAATCATTGAAAAAATCTACTAGAGATAACTACGCAGAAAACGCTCAAGTAGGAATGAAAGACGATAGTCCAATGTCTATGTACGGATCACCAGCTAAAATGAGTGGTTCTCCTATGAAAATGGGTGGATCTTGGATGAGTAAACACTGCTCTAAATAATGGAATCTAAGGGTTTAGGTGACACTATAGAAAAGATAACTACAGCTACTGGTATTAAAACAGTAGTTGATAAAGTGTCAGAGGGTCTTAATATTCCTTGTGGTTGCCAAAAAAGAAAAGAAGCTTTAAACAACATGTTCCCTTATAATGGCGTTCAAACTAAGTAATCCACCATACTATATCGACAACACACCTATATACAACGTAGACTTAGGTGACGAAGTGTTAGGTAAAGCCGATAGGAATGGTAGCATACTTATAAATAAAAATATTACTGACGAAAAACAAAAACAAGATGTAATTAATCACGAGAAAATTCATTTAGATCAAATGAAGAGAGGTGATTTAGATTACAATGATAGTGCGGTTTTTTGGAAAGGTAAAAAATACTCAAGAGCGCAAATGGAAGAGGGCGCTAAAAACTTACCATGGGAAAAAGAAGCTTATGGAAAATAAAAAACCATTTAAAGAAACCGGGCTGGGTAAATTTTTACTCGGCGCTGGTTCTACTATAATTGATGTTGTAGGCGATGCACTTCCGGATAAAGGTCTTTTAGGTGTAGTTAAAAATCTTATAAACAAAGACCCTGATTTAAGTGATGATCAAAAAGCTGAAGCTCACGATAGATTGGTGGAACTTTATAGATTAGAAGTAGAAGATAGAGACTCAGCTAGAAAAAGAGAGGTAAATCTAAGGAAGTACGGAACAGACTGGATGTTTAATTTGACTGGCATAGTTGGACTTTCAGCTTTTGCTTTTTTAGTTTACACCGTAGTTACTACACAAGTACCAGAGTCTAATAAAGAAATTTTCATACATTTGATCGGTATAGTTGAAGGTGTTGCCCTTAGTATTTTTGGTTACTACTTTGGCTCTGCGATTAAAGAAAATAAATAAAAATTAATTAAATCAAATCAAATCAAATGAAAAAAGTAAATTCAATTACAAAAGACCAATTAACGAAAATTCAAGAACAACAAAAGCAATTATCTGATCTATTAAAAGACATCGGGTTTGTGGAAGTTCAAAAGCATGCTTTATTACACAAGCAAGCTGGTCTAAACGAAGAGATCGAAGCTTTTAAAGCTGAATTAGAGAAAGAGTATGGAGCTATTACTATTGATATAGAAACTGGTTCTTACACTGAAATAGTTAAAGAAGAAGAATAATGTCTTCCGTTATAAGAAAAATAAGTATAGGTTCTGACTACAAGAACGACGCAATGCACTATGCTGTAGGACAAAGCGTTTATGGTGGTCATGAAATAGCCTATATATTATTCGACGAAGAAGATAGCTCTTATAACATTCACATAAAGAAAAACAGCGAGGTAATGCCATGGAAGAAATTTAATTCTAACATGGCAATATCCGTTGAATACGATCTTGAGTACTAATGAGAAGTATTTACGACTTCATTGTGAAGCCAGTTGGTAAGCGCTATGACAACGAAAAGAAAGTTGGAGATAAAACCTTAATTACAAACTCATCAATAGAGAGTTTTAAGTCTGTAAATAATTATGCTGAAGTTGTAGCAACACCTTTAGCTTATGAAACAGGTATAAGCGTTGGTGATATTGTTTTAATACACCATAACGTATTTAGAAGGTTTTATGACATGAAAGGCAATCAAAAAGATAGTAGGTCAATGTTTATTGATGGATTATATTTTGTTGCGCCAGATCAAATATATTTATATGGACAACCTAAAAAATGGAAAACTTTTAATGATAGATGTTTTGTTGTTCCAATTAAAAATAAAGACAGCTTCTCTCTTGAAAAAGAGCAAAAGCTTATTGGTATACTTAAATACGGTAATAGTTCCTTACAAGCGCTAGAAATCAATCCTGGAGACCTTATTGGTTATACCCCAGGCGGAGAGTTTGAGTTTGTAGTTGACGAAAAGAAATTGTACTGTATGAAATCTAATGATATTGTAATTAAATATGAATACCAAGGAAACGAAGAAGAAAATAATCCTAGCTGGGCAAAAAGCAGTTGAGGAATTAATAAAAGTAGCTAGAGAAAAAATTGTTGATTCAGATGATGATATATCAGCTGATAGATTAAAAAATGCTGCTGCTACAAAGAAATTAGCAATATTTGATGCTTTTGAAATACTTTCACGTATTGAACAAGAAGAACAATTGTTAAATGATGAATCTGCTGATTCACCACAAAAAAATTTCAGAGGTTTCGCTGAAGGTAGATCTAAGTAATGTACGAACAAACGTTATATAAGATATTACCTGATCATATCAAGTCTAAAACTATAAAAACCCAAAATAGATATAAAAAGTGGGAGTATGGTTATAACAAAGAACATGATGTAGTTGTTATAAGTAAGACTGGTAAAATTGGAGAAATATACGAAATACAAGGATTAAAAATAGCATTACCTTTTATAGAGAATGCTTATTCAAGATCAGAAAACAAACTAGATCAGTATTGGGAAGCTCATGACATTCCAAAAGAATTGTCAAAGATTAAAACAATATTTGAGTGGGACACTTACCCTGATCACTTTAAAAACAAATGGTATGAGTATATCGATCAAGAGTTTGAATATAGGGAAAAAGGTTTTTCGTTTTACAACAAAGGTGTTCCTACTTACATTACTGGTAATCACTACATGTACTTGCAGTGGACCAAGATTGATGTTGGGAGAGCAGATTTTAGGGAAGCAAACAGATTATTCTTTATATTCTGGGAAGCTTGCCAAGCAGATAACAGATGTTTCGGAATGTGCTACCTTAAGAATAGGAGGTCCGGTTTTAGCTTCATGGCCAGCGGAACAGCAGTTAATATGGCAACAATATCTTCTGATGCGAGATTCGGGATCTTATCTAAATCAGGAGCAGATGCTAAGAAAATGTTTACAGATAAGGTGGTACCTATATCAATCAACTATCCTTTCTTCTTCAAACCAATTCAGGACGGAATGGATAGGCCGAAGACCGAGCTCGCCTACCGCGTACCCGCGTCCAAAATTACCAGAAAGTCCGTCGATAAGGTTTCCACAGCCAAAAACGATTTACAAGGGCTTGACACCACGATCGACTGGAAAAACACAGGAGACAACTCGTATGACGGTGAAAAACTAAAATTATTAGTTCATGATGAAAGTGGTAAATGGGAGAGACCAGATAATATATTAAATAACTGGAGGGTAACAAAAACAACATTAAGGTTAGGTAGTAGGATTATAGGTAAATGTATGATGGGATCCACTTCTAATGCTTTAGCTAAAGGTGGAGAGAATTTTAAAAGATTATATTATGACTCCGACGTTTCCAAGAGAAACCGCAATGGACAGACTAGTTCAGGATTATATTCTCTGTTCATACCTATGGAATGGAACTACGAAGGATTCATTGATACTTATGGAATACCTGTATTCGATACTCCAGAGAAACCAGTTAAAGCTGCCGACGGCTCGTTAATAGAGTATAGTGTAATAGAACATTGGCAAAATGAAGTCGATGGTTTAAAGAACGATCAAGACGGATTAAATGAAATGTATAGACAATTCCCAAGAACAGAGCAACACGCTTTTAGGGATGAGGCGAAAGAATCATTATTTAATTTAACTAAAATATACCAGCAGATTGATTATAATGAAGATTTAAGAAACACATCTGTTGTAACTACGGGAAGTTTTGCTTGGGAGAACGGTATGCCTGATACTAGGGTTGTTTTTAACCCTAATAAAGACGGTAGGTTTAAAATAACTTGGGTTCCACCTAAAGATCTGCAAAACCGAGTAATAATAAAGAATGGCACTAAATATCCTGGAAACGAGCACTGTGGTGCTTTTGGATGTGATAGTTATGATATATCTGGTACAGTTGATCAAAGAGGTTCTAACGGATCTTTACACGGTTTAACTAAGTTTTCTATGGAAGATGTACCACCTAACCATTTTTTCTTAGAATATATAGCTAGACCACAAACTGCTGAGATATTTTTTGAAGATGTTTTAATGGCTTGTATATTTTACGGTATGCCAATACTTGCAGAAAATAACAAACCTAGACTTTTATACCATTTTAAAAGGAGAGGTTATAGAGGTTTTTCAATGAATAGACCAGATAAAGTTTGGAATAAACTATCTGTTACTGAAAGAGAAATAGGTGGAATACCTAACTCTAGCGAAGATATAAAACAAGCTCATGCTGCGGCAATTGAAACTTATGTAGAACAACATATTGGTCTTTTAGATACTGGATATGGAGATATGTATTTTCAAAGAACACTAGAAGACTGGGCTAGATTTAACATAAATAACAGAACAAGTCACGATGCGTCTATTAGCTCTGGACTTGCTTTAATGGCTTGCAATAAACACAGATATGTTCCTGTAAATAGAATAGAAAGACAACCTGTTAATCTAGGTATTAAAAGATACAATAATGATGGTAGTACCTCAAAAATTATACTATAAATGAATATATACACAAATACCAATAGTTCTTTTCCAAGCCAAGTGGTTAGTGATGCTGAAAAGGCGTCGTTAGAGTATGGTATTCAAGTGGCTAGAGCCATTGAACAAGAGTGGTTTGACCAAGGAAGAACTAATGCTAATAGGTATCAAACAAACTATAATAACTTTCATCAGTTAAGGTTATACGCTAGAGGTGAGCAATCTATACAAAAATACAAAGATGAGTTAGCTATTAATGGTGACTTGTCTTATCTTAATTTAGATTGGAAACCAGTACCTGTTATATCTAAGTTTGTGGATATAGTAGTTAATGGTATGACTCAAAAAGGTTATCAGGTTAAAGCTATGGCTACTGATCCATTCGCTTTAAAACAAAGAACTAACTACGCTTTTAATGCTTTGAGAGATATAGAAAACAAAGCATACTTAGATCAGATTAATGCTGAGTTTGGACAAAACTTATATTCTTCTTCTGAACCTGACATGCTTCCTGATAACAAAGAGGAACTTGATTTATTTATGCAATTAAACTACAAACAAAGTGTAGAGATTGCAGAAGAAGAGGTTATTAAAACAGTTTTAAGTCAAAACAAGTACGATGAAACAAGAAAAAGACTAGCGTATGACTTAACGGTACTAGGTATATCTTGTTTAAAAACTAGTTTCAATGTGTCTGAAGGAATAAAAGTAGATTATGTTGATCCAGCTTATTTAGTTTATTCTTACACAGAAGATCCAAACTTTGAAGATATATATTACGTAGGTGAAGTTAAATCTATAACTATAGCCGAATTAAAAAAAGAATTTCCATATATATCTGAAGAGGAATTAAAAAATATACAAAATATGCCTGGCAACAATCAGTATATAACTGGTTGGGGTAATTACGATGAAAACACTGTTCAAGTATTGTATTTTGAGTACAAGACGTACAATAACCAAGTGTTTAAAATAAAACAAACTGAAAATGGATTAGAAAAAGCTATAGTTAAAGACGATAGTTTTGATCCACCAGTTAACGATAATTTTGAAAGAGTTTCTAGAACTATTGAAGTTTTATACTCTGGAGCTAAAGTATTAGGTAATAATACCATGCTTGAATGGAAATTAACTGAAAATATGACTAGGCCGTATGCTGATACAACCAAAGTAGTGATGAACTACTCTATTGTAGCGCCTAGAATGTACAAAGGAAGAATTGAGTCAATAGTTAGTAAGATCACTGGATTTGCTGATATGATTCAATTAACTCATTTGAAGCTACAACAAGTAATGTCTAGAATAGTACCAGATGGTGTGTTCTTAGATATGGATGGTTTAGCTGAAGTTGATCTTGGTAATGGTACAAATTATAACGCAGCGGAAGCATTAAACATGTATTTCCAAACTGGTAGTGTAGTTGGTAGATCACTTACTCAAGATGGTGAATTAAACAGGGGTAAAGTACCAGTTCAAGAATTATCTTCTTCATCTGGTCAAGGAAAAATAGCTTCATTAATAAACACTTACAACTATTATCTACAGATGATAAGGGATGTAACTGGATTAAACGAAGCAAGAGATGGTAGTAACCCAGATAAAGACGCTCTTCTAGGGCTTCAAAAGATGGCTGCTAATCAATCAAATGTCGCAACTAGGCATATATTACAATCACTGTTTTATTTAACCATTAGAGCATGCGAGAACGTTAGTATGAAAGTTGCTGATGTACTTGATTTTCCTTTAACTAGAATGTCTTTAATAAACAGTATAAACACGTTTAATGCTGCTGTATTAGAAGAAGTTGACGAGTTAAGTTTACATGATTTCGGAATATTCTTAGAGTTAGAACCTGAAGAAGAAGAAAAGTCTCAATTAGAACAAAATATACAAATAGCTTTACAAGCTGGTATGATTGGTTTAGAAGATGCTATTGATATTAGAGAAATATCTAATCTTAAACTAGCTAATCAATTACTTAAATTTAGACAGAAAAAGAAACAAGAAGCTGCTGAACAAGCGCAACTTGCTAATATACAGGCGCAAGCACAAGCTAATTCAGAAGCAAACGAGAGAGCTGCTATGGCTGAGGTTCAAAAACAACAAGCTCTTACTCAAGAGAAAGTTAGTATTGAACAAGCTAAATCACAGTTTGAGATACAAAGAATGCAAACAGAAGCTCAAATTAAAAGAGAGCTTATGGCTGAAGAGTTTAATTATCAAATGCAATTAGCTCAAATAAAAGCTAATGCAGAAGCTGGTAAAATTGCTGAAGTTGAAGATCGCAAAGACAAAAGAACTAAAATACAAGCTACACAACAATCTGAGTTAATAAATCAAAGACAAAATGATTTGTTACCTAAAGATTTTGAGTCACAAGGGAACGACACTCTTGGAGGATTCAATCTAGAGCAGTTTGCTCCTAGATAAATTTTATTAATCAATTATATATTATTATATCATGTCAGAAATTGTAAAACAAGAGGGTGATTTTAAATTAAAAAAGAAAAAACCCGCGATGAAAAAACTAAATAACAACGAAGATGTTATTAAAGTTGATCTAACACCTAAAAAAGAAGAAGATGCCGTTCAAGAGCAAATCACAGATGAAAGCTTGTTACGCACAGAACAACCCGAAGTGGAATTGCAAGAAGTGGTTGAACGAGACGAAGAACCCGCAGAGCCTACCGAAGAGGTTGTTGAACAAGAACCAGTAGTTATTCAAGAAATAACTGAAGAAGAGGTAGAAGAGGTTAAAGATCTAACAGAGAAAGTTGAACAAGC